TATACAATGTGTATAGATTGTCGGGTCCTTTTAAATAGCTGTAAGCTTCTACTAAGACCCCATGTAAAAGCATGGATTCTTGATTAGTTGATAAATAAGTATTTGTAGATGAATCAAAATGAGGTGGGCTTTTTATGTAATTTAATTGTACTGTATCTGCACTTGAAGGCATAGGAGCCACAAGAATAACAGGCCCCTGAACTACATTATCTTCCCAATTAGCCCAGTATTTCGGATTTCCAGTAGCATCTGTATGATTATATTCTGATATAAAACTTGTGTCTCTTTTCTCTAAAAAATTTCTATGTCCAGATGAATTTATATGTTCCACCGATCTTACAAGGATACAATCAGCAGGTAAAATAACGTATCTTTTCGAAGCTGAAAATGTTGAAGTAGAATATTTTCTTAAATCATCATAATCAACTTTACCTGCTACGTCTAATTCAACAGCAGTAATAAAATCACCTATAATTGCATCTGTTAAAACAGTGCTACCTACTTCTGTGTAGTTTCTTACTTGTGTTAAAAAATTTGAATGTGTTATTGCCATTATGTTATACTCACTGTTGCTTTTCCTATTGTTGAAATAAGCTCTCTTCTTCTATTTTGTAATGAAGGATCTTCTGGAACCATACTATAAAGTGTTTCAGTATCTCCATGCCTTGTAATTTTAAATTCTTGTGTTCTAAATGCAAAATCACCAGGTAAGTCTAAATTTGCAATTCCAACAGTTATTCCACCAGAAGCTACAACAGTAGAATCATTAGGCGCAAATGTTGGATTTATCGAAGACATCAGTTGTGGTTGTTGATAATGTTGAACTCTTGGATCTTGTAACGCAATCGCATCTGCTTGGTTTCGTCTTCTTCTTATCTGTGGTTGTTTTGGTTCAAACTCAGAATAATGGACTAATGAACCATTCCATTCTTTAACCATTTCTTCATATGGAAAGGCCATTCCTGATCTATCAGATATTGCTAATGCTCTTTTTCCTGTTGCAAATACTCCCATAATTATATCCTAACCACCTTGTACATAAAAGTTTTGAGGTGTTATATAAGTAGACGTTCTTTGACCATCTTCATTTAACGCTCTTTTTAATTCATCCTCATAAATTAATTTATTTTGTTGGACTAATTGTGGGTTTATTTTCATAGCTAAATAGTATGCTAGTCCTGCACACATACATGGTAAAAATCTATACACTACATCCGGATCATTTGTATAAACTCCTGCGTCTTCAATTCTTTTGATTACATAATATTTTAAATATGTGTAATTGTTAAGGTTTGGTGTTTGATATAAATATATAATTGGAGTTGTTTGTCTAGATACATAGTATTGAGACGGTGTTCCACTTGAATATTTATTAGGGATTGCTGCATAAGTTGATCTGTCTATTTTTGTTAATGCAACATCTTCTGTTTCTGTAGAGTTAGCTGAAGCTGCTGAAGTAGAAATAAAAGCCTCAAGAACATCACTAACATCACTTGCAACTGTGTAGTTGGCTTGTCCTGATACTAATGCGCTTTCATCTAATTCAACTTTCCAAAGATGTATTCCTCTATTTCCCCATTCTGAAAATAATAAGTTTAAACTAGTTCTAGCTGATTTTAAATCATAACCAGAATTAGTTCTTACACCGCATCTTTGGTAACCCTCTTGGATTACATCATCTATTGCTAAATTAAAAGCTGTAGTTCCTGAAGTAGCCATTATAAAATATCCTTATAATAATCGGTTATACCGCCTTTTTTCATGCCTGGTAGTTTTTGTTGTGTTCTTATAATTTTACCTTTTTTTTTCAATTCTAAATATTTTCTAAATTTTTTATTTTGTCTAGCCACCCTTTCAAGTATTGGGTTAGTGTCAATTTTTTTTAGTGTCATAATTTGAATCCTTTCAATAAAGGTCCATAATATTTTACTAAACTATCATTACTTACTTTTCTGCCGTCTATCTCAGAATGCATATAGCTACCATTATATTTTTCTAATTTTGGTGTACTTGGAGCTTGCGATGTAGTCTCACTGAAGGCTGCTCTACCCATTGCTGCTTTCATAACCTTTTTACCAGCAGGTACGCAGTTTGGTACCTTTTTTTTGCCTTTCTTCTTCATTCCTACTTGAACGTATCCATCCCAACAGGGTCCTTGTTTTGCCATTAGTCCTCCTTTTTAACAGCTTCTTTTAAAGTGTTTTTCTTCTCTTTTTTACGGTTATACACTTTCTTGGATTGTACCACTTTCGGAGCCCATAATCTAGAGCGCAATAGTTTTAAGAATGGATTAAATTTTTTTTTCAAGTAATTCTATAAGTATATTACCAGAAATTGTTTCGGAATGGTCATGCTTTA